TAATGCATTGTCGGTTGTTAGATTATATAATTTATAATCTATTTCTATTTCAAAATCTGCACTCATAGTAATGGTGTTATGGGTATAATGTTGCACACCTGAGCCTAGAAGTGGCGTAAAAATACGGGTGACTGTTGAGTTTGCTTTACTTTCTTTTAAGCCTTGCCTTAAGTTTAACCTTAAAGTCTGTCTTAGCTTTAAAGCTTGTTTCAAGTTTATCTTCATTTTATTTACCTGCTTTATTAGTATCGTTTAGTTTAAGCTTGCCGCCGCCGAACTTCTCTAAAGCCCCTACAACAATCTTATCCATGTGAGGTGCAGCAAAGTAAAAAGCTAATATGAGCATTACCGCACCGCTCATCTTATCAGCTTTAGCATCCAAAGCAACAGAGCTAGCCATTAACTTTCCGTAAGTACTTAAAGCCCCTTCTATAACTACACCAGCGCTATCTAAGGGTAGAGTAGAGTCTAACCAAGGAGCTACAATACCCATTATAGTACCAATGACATACATACTAAGCCAGACAAAAGTAATACCTACAGCTAGCATTCTCCTAGCTATATTCTGTCCCTTAGTAGACTCCATCCAGTTAACCATGAAAGCTCTGATTTGCTCTCCTTTCTTAGCTCTATCATCAGCCTTCTCTTCATCAGTATACCAGAGCTTATCTCCAGCAGACTCAATCATACCGAGACCTTTCTCCATAGCCTTATCAGAACCGAATACTTTACCTAGTAGCGCACCAAACATAATCTCTAACCTCCATAGTGAATATCAGTTTTTCATCTCCGTAAAAGAACAGCATAGCATGATAACACTCTGGGCTAATAAGTATACAACCGTGGCTGTCTCGTGGACTTCCGCCTGCGTGGAATTCTATGTGCGTACGCTCAGGTACATACATCATTCTAAACCACTGATGACGTCCATGGGTATCACGCTTAAAGCGATAGTTTCCCGCAGGGATACAGCTAATATTAACTTGGTTATCTCTCCACGGTAACTCTAGCGTAGGGAACTCGGTGTGGTCAGGTAATAACAACTTGCCATTAGTTCTATCGCTAGGTGACTTTAAGCGCTGTATAATCATTAGATAGTTACCATCTTAGCTATAGCTAAAGCTACTGTTACAAATAAAGCTAAGCAACTCCACTTAAGTTGTCTAACTTGAGATTTGAAGTCTAATAATAAAGCCTGATTAATCTGAACTACAGCTACAACCTTATTAGTTTCATCGACTTTAGTAGAGGTAGCTGCAAGAGATTTGTGTAAGTTGTTAATCTCCTGCTGCTGTAACCGAGACTGCAACTGAGTCTTAGATAGCTCTTTAAGGTTTTCGTTAATGTTCTTATTAAACTCGGCTTGGCTAGACATAAACGCATCCATCCTGTCTCCTAGTCTGACTAACTCTGTTTCTGCACTGTGCTCTGGTGGCATTGCTCTGTCCCTATAGTTAGTTGTGTATTAGTTAAAGCTAGAGACCAACCATTTCTAGCTTGCTTAACCTGATATTTAGAGTAGCTATGTCGTAGTGAGTAAAAAACAAAGTAGGGCGCGACATACCAGTAGCCGTAACGCTAGTACTACCATTTACAGTCCATCCAGCGGGAGGGTTAAATGTCCACGTACCTGTGGCTTGCCCATTTGAACCAGTACCAGTCGCTAAAAACATCTGAGCTTCACAACCTACATTTCTATTATGATCCTCACTGTATTTAAGGTTAACTGTTAATGTATCTTTTGTTAGTGAGTTAGGTAAACATGTTGTTGATGTAAATTTAGGGGCTAAGTTAGATGAGATTCTTTGTCCATTGTTAGGTTTTGAGTTAGCAGAGAATAAAGGAGCGTTATCGTCTCCAACACTCAAAGATACTATTTTATTTTCTCTCTGGGTGTACACATTACCATTATTTGGGGCTAGCACTCTAGTATTTTGAAGGTAAGCTGTTGCTGATGTATTTATGTAAAAGGAATCCATTGCGCCACTAGATACAACTGCTGAATAAGTAGTACTGTTGCCACCTTCTACATACAACAAATTTATACCGCCACCCTGCACCGCGTTATTTCTGCGCCCGACTGCTACTACAATTTTACTGAAGTTGCTGTGGAGTATATCTACAGTTGGTGGGTATAGCGCATGAGGCTTATACATGACAGTGTTATTCATTAAATCTAAGGTACCGATATTCCACAATGACGTATCGCCGCCAGTGAATTTCACGCCTGATCCTACCAGTAACGTCACATTGCCAATAACAGGAGATATAACCCAAGGATGAACCTGTATTGTTTTTGTTGCTAAATCAATTGCCTGAATAATGTAAGGGTTGCCATCAAAATCTAAATAGTCTAGTTCTTCCAAAAATTCAGGTATTGCATCTAATACTATATCTGTGTATTGCTGTATTGAATTAGCAGAGCCTTGGTTAGTAAATGATTGTGCTGACTGCGTTAACTCTCCACCGGAAAATCTGATTTTCATAAAAGGTACGCTAGAAAGACTTGTCTTATTCGGTGCTGCGCTATCTGCGAAAAACCCGTTTCTTTTTGCACCAAAAGCTTGAATTGCAGGTAATATAATACGCTCTGCTTTTTTTAATCTTACACAATCTCTTTGGCGTCTTGAGGCATAAGTACTTGAACCACAGTCAACTTCCAGTCTTCCTGTACAAACTGTACCTCCCATACCATCAAATACTACTGCATCATCAGATGATGTGTAGCTTGTTTTAATCCTCAGATCAAAATTAGCAGATTCAAAGTCCGGACGTTTATTCGTTGGGTGTCCAATAACAAGCTGTCTATCTATGAAATAATTACCTAAATAACTAACTCTTATTTTATTTTGTTGTGTAACTAATAGGTTAAAAGCCTCCAGATTGTCACTTGCAACTTGACCTTCTTTCGCTCCAAAAAGTAACGGTGTATATATCTCAACACTCAGAATAGCCACCATACCACCACTAATTGAATGATTCCCAAAACCATCAATCGTATCTCCATCCGATGAAGCCTGTGCTGCTGTTTTTACTGTATATTTTGCGCTCCCACCAATTATACCTGCGTGGTAGTTAGTTGTTTCGAGAGATTTACCAACAGCAAACACTAGCAAGCTGCTTTTTAATTCAGCAACTGTTTGGAATATATAAGAGTGTGATAAATCTGCAATGCTAGAAATAAAATTAGCCGCGCCTACTCTGCTATTCGAAAAGACAGCGTCTGCGGCAGCTGCTGTATAATTAGCTGGCTGTAATATGTATATGATTCCAATCCTATCTTGTGATGCATATTCTCCACCAGTGTTAGTAGGGCTTAATAAGATTAAGTTTGCAAATGTGTCAACTGTGGTTGTTGAGGATGCAGCAGCAGCTACAGCTTCGTTTTTAGCAACTACAGCTGCGTTTTTAGCTGCAACAGTATCCGCAAGAATTGCTTCAAACCTAGCTAACTCGTCAGGTAACACAGGTATAATACCTACTACACCTACAGCAGATATAATATCCCCTGCATTAGCGTTAGGTGATGTTATACTAAATTCAGTAGTAGATACTTCTGCCCAGTCAGTATCTCTTACTAAACGTAAACCGTTTCTATAGATAACTAGAGATTGTGTATCTAGTATATAAGTGTAGCCAGTTATTGTAAAATCTGCTTGCGAAGAAGTTGCAGTAAAGTTCTGTATTAACGCTTTTGTATCTGCGTTAGGGCTTATTATAGTAGTCGGTTGCCATATGTTAGCTGTAGACATAAAATCTCCTAAGTTTATTTAATAACCAACATCAGCTACAGCTGACATTTTAAGTAATTCGTATTCTTCAGACAGTAGCCCAGTAAACGTACTAGACTGCTGGTCGTAACCTATAGACTTAAATATAACTCTACAAGCCTCGTAAATTATAGCAAAAGGGTTCTGTTCAGCTACCCAAGAAGAATACCCATTAGTAGTAACTATAGGTAACACATAGCAACCTAGTAAGCCGTACTGAAATAAAGTAGATGAGCGCATCTCTAATGTACGCCCCGCTACGTAAGCTATATCAGTGCGGTTTTTACCATAGCTATCTATAACTTCTTCTGGTGTAATTACAGTAAAGAATACACCTGTATCGTCTATTGCACTGTCTGCTTTGCGTAAGTATTTAAACGCACGGAAGTTAGAGATTAGAGTAATGTAATCTAAACCTTGTCTATACTCAAGTGAGCCAAAAGATATACCTGTCTCGTATATATCTTTAGAGTAAAAATCACTTCTGTGTGCTTTAAGTGTAGCAGCTTTAATAGCTGATAAAGTCTCTGCTGTTAAGTCTGGTCTATTAGTGAGGGTGTATACCTCTGCAATTAATTCGTTTAAAGTCATGAGTTATAATCCTGTATACAGTTAATTCACTTTATTTAAATAGCTAAGCAGTACCTAGCTATTTATGTAAAGTAAACTATTAGCTAGCTACGTGTTTAGTAGTGGCTGTTTTAAGTTTAGCTCCGCCACCTTCAGTGTTACCTAGAACTCTGGTTTCACCTTTAGCTTCAGCTACGCGCTTAGCTATCTCTTCAGCTTTATACTCTTCAATGTGCTTACGACGTAGAGCTTCCATTGGGTCAGACTCTTCTGCGGTAAGCAGTTCGCCTTTACTTATAACGTTTAAACCTAGAGCTATCTCTGCATCTAAGTAACTAATCACTAGCTGGTCTTGCGTCATGAATGTAAACTTAGTAAAGACTACGCGAGTACCTTCTTTAGTAATCATTTTTAGTGCTGGGCGAGACGACTTATAGTGCTGCCACTTAGGTACAGGAACTTCTGAAGTAGAGGTAAGTGGTGTTGGGTTATTTAACGGCATGGGTTTATCCTTTTTGGGTTTAATTACTAGTGTGTATTGCACTAAGAAAGCCTACCGAGCAGTTAAGCAGGGTAGACTTTAGGTAGCGAAGTTACTAGTTACTAGTTACTAACCTGCGGCAGCTGCTGTAAGGTTACGAATAACCGCGTTAGCAGGGGTGTTTTTAACAGTAGTTGTCAGCTCGGTAGTAAGAGTACCACCTACTGCATCAATACCGTTATCCGCAGCTTGGTTACCACTAGTGTTAAACTCTTTACTCTGCGTCTTACGGCCAGCAAGGTAAGCTAGCTTAAAGGTAGGTAAGTCGATAGCAATTGCCATCTTAGCCCACACAGAGTTAGTGTTAAGTAAAGGGTGCTCAACGATACGGAACTTACCACGAGGCATAGTTAAAGTAGAGAACTCAAGACCGAAGTTAGTCTGCCCATCTACTAAGTTATACTCACCGTTAATACGACCGATGTTGTTGATAACTACCTTAGCTTTACCGCCTACGAAAAGCATACGCTCACGTGCACCTTTAGGGTCAGTAGTCTGGTCAAAGACTGGGTCTAAGAAACCTTCTAACTGAGTGTAGTTAGTAGTAGAACCAGCAGTAAAGCTGTTAGTGCTACCGCCATAGCTAGCAGGGTAGAAGTTAGGATCTTCTATCATGTTAACTAAACCGTTCATGGTACGGAAGGGCTGGCCGTTACGAGTACTGTTAGACTTCTGACCAAACAGAATAGCCTTTTCGATATCCGCAGCGTGTAAGGCAGAACAGTCTTGACGGTTTTCAGCGTCAGTACTATCGCCTGCAATAACTTCAGTAGCGTTAGCTGAGCCAGAGATAGCCCAAGTATTACGGAAGATTTGCGTAAGGTTAGTTACACGAGTAGGTACAATGTTGTTAGGGTTAGGACGCTCAGAAGATTCTTCAAACGCATTACCTACTTGATAAAAGTCATCATTATCGTTAATGGCAGCAGCAGCTACAGTACCGATACTACGGCTAACCGTAATAGAAGTAGCAGACGCTACAGTATCAATTATAATGTTCTCGCCGGTACGCTCTATACGCATAATCATACCTGGAAGTATGTTAGCAGTAGAGTCTACCGTCATGGTAGTAGCAGCTGCGTTATAGCCGCTACCGTTGTTAATCTTAACTTCTGGGAAAATCATAGTTTTAGTAAAGAAACCATGCTCTACTGCTACCGCTGTATCAGAGGCAAGCATAGAAGATAGACCGAACAGAGGAGCTGAGCCGTTAGGCATCAGTCGTGTAATCATGCCAGCAAAAGACTTCTTTGCTAGATCTGTGGTAAAATTACCAGTGTTAAAAATATTACCTAGCATAATAAATCTCCTATAGCTTTAGGTATAAAGTGTAAGTACAGTATGTACGGTTAAACGGTTACTGAGAAATGTACGCATCCCAATCTATATCATCCGGCGCTTTGGTTACTTCTTTAACGGGAGCAAACGACTCACCAAGGGTAGTTACAAAGTTATGGGTCATTTCGGTTATTTCTGCGGTTGTAGCGTTGGGATGTTTTAATAGTAGCTGGTCACGTGCAGCTTCCATTACAGGTTTAATAGCGGGATTGTCGAACAGGGGATTTGTTGATTTAAGGTGGTCAGTTGCTTGCTGCTGTCTAAGCAGGGCGGGTATAGCACCTTGTTGTTTAGCTACGGCAGCATCTACTTGCTGTTGAGTAACTTTACTATTAACTAGTGTAGACTGTGTCATAACCTGTCTAGCCATAGCATTAAGAATCTGAGGTAAAGCAGCAGTAGCACCTTCTCCGCCAGCGGATATTGCTTCTAGCCAAGCTGGATCTAAGTTCTGCGCGAAGTCTGCTTTAGACATTGCGCTAGTTACTTGCTCTGAAGTAAGCTGCTTATATCCTTCTTCTGCTTTCTTAGTAGGGTCAGTATCCCAAAGAGTGCTATATTGGTCAAGCGGGGATGCAGGTATTGCAGGAGATGTAGGATTACCTTCAATCGCTACAATGCTAGGCTCAGATGGTATATTACCTTGTGGTTGAGGTGCTACTACTGGTGCTGGTGCTGGTGCTGCTGGCGCCTGTGTACCAAATATTTTATCCATTATGCTCATGTTAAGTCTCGCTTATGTGGTGGGTGTGGGTATTAAGGGCTGTTACTGCTGCTTCCGAGGCATCTAACAGATAAGTAAGAGACGTTATCTGACCTCGCAAGTAAGCTTCGTTTTGAATGTAAGAGTTGAACTCAGCTGCGTTAGGTTCTATAGCTATCTTCTGTTCTGCTAAGATAGCTATCTGACTCTTGATGTTCTGTACTTGATTTAAGTTAAGTACAGAAGACTGTAGCTGCTCGTCTTCTGTCATCTCGTAGGACGAGAATCTATTAGATACTAGTACTGCCATTAGGTCGTTCCTTATGTAGGCACATCGTTTTGTTGCTCTTTAGGTGCGGGTTTATTTTTGTTAGGTTGATAACCAAAAGCTTCTGGTAACGGCATAGGCGGTAGCTTCTCTGGGTCCATACCAGCTTCTACTGCCTGCATTGATACCTGCTGCCATTGGTTAGCTGCCTGCTCGTACGCTTGTTGTTCTGCTGACTTCTCGAAGGCTCCAATCTCAGCTCCCTGTGTTTTCATTAAGTAAGAGAATAACTGTGCTATGTTATAGCCACCTCCTAGCTGTGGGTTACTACCTAATGCTTGCAAAGCTATACCTAAGGTATCTGAGTTAATTAGCTTATTTGCAGGTATTAAACCGTCAGATACTTTAAACTCTATTACTGCTTTACGTAGAGCTACTGGGTCTATCTCAACTTCAGTCTCGCTCTCTCTGTCAAATATCTTAGTGCCTCCTTGGTACTGTAAGATATTAAGCTTAAGTATATGCTTCATAGGTACGAATACCTGCGCCTCATATAAGATAGATACTAACTGGTCTCTACCGTTAGCGTTCTGCATAACAGACTCAAACTCAGATAGGGTCTTGTTACCTTTAACAAACTGTCCCTGCTGCGCTTGGTTCTGGCCAGCTAGTCCGTTAGCTAAACCTATGACAGACTGTATCTGCTGCATAGAGCTAGAAGCTTGGTCTTCACGATATGGGAACTGATACACAGCATCTGCTATGTTCTTACCGTAAGCTGCCGGACGTACTGGTATCTTAGCAGAAGGGTTAGAGCTATTAATGTGAGCAGATGTAATTCTAGACGGGTCATATAAGACACGGTCTGTAACTGCACGTCTGCGACTAGCTATAATAGAAGTCATATAAGAAGTAGCTAGCTGCTGGAAAGGTTCAGCGTTCTCTGCTAGTGACTTAGTCTGATAACCTAAACCATCTTCTAGCGGCTGACCGCATAGGATAGGTAAGTAGTTATGAGCGTTAGTCTGTAACTCTGCATATAAGATATGCTCATGATTTACAATATATAGTTTATAAATCTGAGGAGTATTAGCCATAGGTACTTTAAGGTCAAACTCAGAAGGTAACACACGGCAATATAAGGTAGTTAACTCGTAACCGTCTTTATACTGAATAGGGTCTTTCTTATCGCTTTCTAACTTAGCCCAGCTTAGCCAGTTAGTACCGTTATGCTTAGCTGACTCATCGTTTACGTTTACATTTACATCTGGTGTATAGTAATTCATAGCACCTGAGTCAGTAGCGCCAGCCATAGTGCCTGTACCAGATTCAAATGCAGGCTTTATATTAGCTACAAGCTTATCAGGTAATGTAGCTATAAAAGACTTAAGCTCTATACGAGACATAAATTTAGTGTAACCAGCGAACTCACCGCGCTTATATACTTCTGCCGGTGGTACTCTCTCATCTACAAATGTATTATACGGGTCTAGTCTACGAACTCTGTTACCGCTCCAGATTACTTCTTTAGGTGTACCTGCTACAGCACTACCGTCTGGAGTACTAGGTGTAACTACAGCGCTCTCTACTGAGTAACTAACTTCATCGCTCCAGTCTACCTCTAAGAACGATACGTTGTGCTTAAAGCCGTCACGAAAGAATAACATAAGCTCTCTAGTCCAGCCGCCACGTATAGATTCGTCTTCTATTACTGACTCCATCTGCTTAGCTTCGCCTATAAACGCAGGAGAAGATACTACAGCAAATAGAGGGTGACCTGTTAGATACACAGAAGTCTGATAAGTTACAGATGCTTCTACTTGAGGCATAATAATAGGAACTACCATGTTCTGGAATCTAGAAGGGTCGCCTTGATTATTAGCTGCCTTAGCACGCTGCTGCTCTTCCGTGTAATCTACTTCGCGCTGATACTGCTTATCTATGCGCTCTAGTCTAGACCTAGATTCACTACGTGTATAGTTCTGTAAGTTTTGCACGCTTTTATAATAAGCTATAAAAGATGCTTGCGACTTAGCTTTTAATGGTATTGGAGTAGATGCTGCCATTAGTTATTCCTGTTATTAAATTTAAGTTAAAAAGAAGAGTTAAAGTCCGGTACTTCTAGCGCATCGTATTCCTGACTCTCTATTATATTACCCGCTACTATAAACTCACCAAACTCTTGTATTACTCTTGGGGCATACGTCATAAGATCTAGTATACCGTCGGTGTTGTCTCTGCGTAACGGGTTAAACTGGCTTATCTGCATGTGCAGTGATAACCTAGCCATATCTACTGAATATAACTCTCCGGCAGCGTAGGCTTTAAAGAAGTTAAGTATGCGGTTATTCTTAGAGCTAGACCCAGAGTAGATAGGTACACACTCAATACCCTGTATACCTAGCTGCTGACATATAAAATCAAACCAGTAAAGTAAGCTGTACTGATACGCATTAGATTCTACTACTATAAGTCTACAGTTATTAGCTAGAGCCAACTGTAAAGCTTTCTTAATAGTATCTCCTGGAGAGTATCTGCCTTCTTCTAGCGTCCACAGTACAGGAGATGCATCGTAGACTTCAAAGTAACCTATAGATACTTCATCTGAATTTATCTTATCATTAGAAGGGTCAATAATAATAAAGTTACCAGCACTAATATCTCCTTCTTCATAAGGTACAGGAGGTAGCTTAGCAAGATCAATAAGATTGTTAGCTTGAATGTTTTCGTCATTAAGGACTTCTGCACAGAATATCTCCGGATGACCCATAGCTAAGTCATTCTCATACTCAGCGTATAATTGCTTAGCAGGCTGCAACTCTTCCCATAGCGAGCTACCGTCTGCCTGTAAACCACCTGTTATAAACTTAATCCACGTATGGTTAAGCTTTAGTTTACGGAGTATAGAGTTCTTAGTTGGGTACATGTTAGCTACGAATAAAAACATACAGCCTGTAGGAGACTTAGTTTTCATTAATGTACCTACCATCCACTTCTCTAAAGTTTCTGACTGTAAAGCTGAATCAGCGCACTCCCTAGACTGCATATCATCCATTAATATTACATCTGGTCGCTCGTTCTTAATGTTAAGACCACGCACCTTAGTTAATGCACCGGCAGCTACTATAGATACGTTACGCCCACGGAAGCCAAACTTTCTAACTTTCTGCGTGTCTTTCTCTACCCCAGCTTTCCAGTCACCGAAAGTAGCTTTAATATTAGGCTCCTCTAACATATCCATTACGTCGGCTATGATAGCTTCTGCTAAATCAGCAGTCGCAGCTACTACTAGTATAAACTTACGGTTAGTGAATAGTATAGTATATATTAGAAAGATTTTCATTAGTGTAGACTTACCGAAACCTCGCGGTAAACCTAGTGCTAGCTGCGGGAATGTACGAGGCTCTTTTACAAAGTCTAGCAGCCACTGCCACACAGCTTTAAGTACTTCAGGATAACAGTAAGTAAAGATTAGTGGCATTACCATTGCAGCTAAGAAATCTAAGTCTTGCTTAGCTAACATCTGTATCTCTTCTACAGACGCGCCTAGTGTGCCTACGTTATCTACGGGAGCTAGCGGCTGAGTGTTATCAGATACATCACCTAAGGACTCTAAAAGATCTTGCTTCTCCTGCTCTGCGTGCGGGCTATCTCCAGTATCTCTAGGCTTCATCTGAGTTCTCTTTCGCTGGGTTAGTGGTAGACGCTACATAGTTAGTGCCAGCACCTCTACGCATTATACGCAAAAGCACAGCTTTAGCTGCATCTATCTCTTGCGTTGTATAAACTAGAGGCTTAACAACTACAGGTTTATTTTGCATTTTATCTAACACGTCCCGTATCCTATGCTGTGCTCCTTTCGTGCGGTATGTCGTTTTCATTAGTAGTTGTCTCCGCGCTGTCTATAGTAAGTGCTAATGCAGCCTCTCTATTATCTCTAGCAGATTCTACCATTTTATTTAATGTACCTGACGCCATAGTAACAAGTTCTTTAGATCCTGTTTTAATGACTTGGTTATTAATGTTAGTAGTGAACTTCTGAGTTATAACGGTAGGTAGTATTAGTTGAACTATATTCTGCTGGTTGGATACTGAAGGAGCAGCCGATTGGCCTCGTCGCTTAGCACTATTAATAGTAGCTATAGCTTTTAAGATAGTGTCAGGCCTTACCATTAACGGCATAGACTTGTCTAACTTATCTATTAACTTATCTTCTAAGGTGTCGTATTTACCGTCACGTAAGGTAGCGCTCTGTAATACAGCGTACCGTAAAGTAGCTACCTTATCTGCGAATTTTTTTTCTGACATTAACTGACTGATACGGCTAGGGGATACTCCCAGTGCCATAGCTGTCTGCTCAGGATTAACACCTGAACCTAATAGTTTAAGAGCCTTCTCTTCTATACTAGTGGTAGCGCCAGTATTAGTATGGTTCAGATTAGCCGTGCTCGCTGGCATACTAGAGCCGCCAAGAGAATCTAATACTTTATTTATATCACCCACTGCAGACTCCGTTAATTGCGCTTCTTATGTAAGTACTATACTGTATACTGCTAGCTACGCAACTGGGGATTATAATACAGCTCTTTTAATATACTACTAGTGAATATCTGTTAGCTGCAAGTAAGTATCTGTAAAAAGTTTAGTAATATTTAAAGG